CAACGGTGACCGCTCCCACATCCCCGAGCGGATGAAGCCCGACGTCGAGAGCTTCGCCGTGACGATGGAGCGCCTCGGCGTCAAGATCCTCGACACTGAGGTCTTCACCGCCAACGACCGCCTCAAGGGCGCCGGCACCGTCGACCATGTCCTCTATGTCCCAGGCTTCGGCAAGGTGCTCGGCGACAAGAAGACCGGCGAGCTCCGGCAGCTTGAGCACGCCGTGCAGTTCGCCATCTACCGGTTCGGTGAGCGTTACGACTGGGAGAACGACACTCGCACACCGTGGGACGAGGACCTCTCGGCCGACGTCGCCTTCGTGATCGACATCTCAGCCGGCAAGGGCACGACCGAGTTCCACCAGGTCGACCTGCGCTGGGGTCTCGAGATGGCTGAGATCGCCGGCCAGGTCCGCGACGGACACGCCGCCGGCAAGTTCAAGGTCGAGCGCAACGTCAACGACAAGATCCTCGCGGCCCACCAAGCCGAGCAGGAGATGCTCGGCGAGCAGGTCATGAACGCCGGCTCCCGTGAGGAGCTTCTCGCGATTCGCGAACTCAATCTCTACGCTTGGTCCGACGAGCACACGAAGCTCGCCATCGAGATCATCGGTGCCCTTGCGTAGTCAGTGACTTGTGCTACGATCCATTCGTCGCACAACGGCCACCCCGGCCACAGTAGGTACACCCAGTTGAAAGGCAAGGACCGCCATGAGCAATGACAGCTTCGACGACTTCTTCGGACAGGGCGAGTTCATCCCCACCGGGAAGTTCACGAACGCGACCGGCCCCGGTGGCAACACCGAGGTCGGCGGCAAGATCGTCGGAGAGGTTCTCTCCCTGCAGAAGCAGGACCAGAAGAACCTCAAGGGCGAGACGATCCCCGACGGCAAGGGGGGTGTCAAGCAGGAGGTCAAGATCGTCCTGCAGACCGAGTACCGGAACTGGGAGAAGGTCGCCGTCGTCCCCAAGGGCGAGAACGACCAGCCCCTGCCGCCCTCCGAGGACGACGGTCGCCGCGCGATCTACGTCCGCGGATGGATGATCGGTGCGGTCGGCGACGCCGTGCGCGAGGCCACCGGCAAGTCCGGCGCCCCCGCCATCGGCAGCAAGCTCGGCGTGAAGATCACTGAGCTCGTCGAGTCGACCACCCCCGGGAACAACCCGTTCCCGAAGTACAAGGCGGTCTACACCCCGCCGGCCACGAGCAAGGACGACGGGTTCTTCGACGAGCCGGCAGCCCCGGCGCAGGCCACCACCTCGGTGTCCACGTCGGCTACGGTCACCGCCGACGAGCCGCCCTTCTGATCGGTCGGGCGCCACTTCCAGCGCGGAGTGCAGGCTGTACGAGTAGTCAGCCCGCCCACCCCCGATCAACCCCCACCCCCGCACCCGATCAAGGGAGATCCCCATGCACAAGAGCATCATCGCCAGCATCATCGCCGCGCTCGCACTCATCCTCGGCCTCAGCACGACGGCCACCGCCGCCGCGCCCACCGCCATCGTGGCTGAGGTCGAGCCCGGCGAGACCGACGGCTCGGGCAACCTGGCCGACCCGCCCGAGGGCACCGAGTGGGACAACTACACCGATCCCGGTGGCGCCCAGGGCCTCGACGCTGACATCGTCGTCGGCAAGATCAGCAACTCGTCGACGTCGAGCTCCACCGTGCGCTCGTACGACAACCGCTACACCACCACGCGGTTCAAGGCCGGCAACTGCTCGGGCAACATCCGAACCGTGTACCCGGGCCAGACGACGCCGTTCTGGTACGACGCTGACTGTCTGCGCCTGCAGTCGGGCAGCTACAAGGTCACCGCCATCGTCAAGGTCTTCGACAAGTGGGGCCGCAAGATCGCCGAGAAGAACATCGGCTGTACCACAAACCGCTTCGACGTCGCGGTCCAGGCCGTCGAGACCGCCAGGGCGTACTACGCCCGCAAGTGCTACTGAGACCCAGCGGCACAGCTTCCCCGCCCAACCAGAACGAAAGCGAGACCACCATGAGTGAGACCACCACCAAGAAGCCGAAGCAGACGGCTCAGGAGAAGGCCCAGCAGGCTGTCGACGTCGCCCAGCGCAAGGTCAAGAAGCTCGAGGCTCGTCGCGACGACCTCGCGGCCAAGGGCCAGGCCGTCCTCGACGACCTGGTAGCCGCGCAGAGGCAGCTCGACTTCCTCAAGCAGCACCCGGCGCTGACGCAGGAGACGACGCCGACCGTCAAGGAGCGCGAGGGCGCCGAGGCCGACCCGAAGGTCGGCACCCCCGGTGCGGAGCGCCTCGGCGACTTCTGACCGACCCCGCCCAGCCGCCACGGCCCCCCCGAGAGACCCCTGACAGCACGGGCGCGGGGGGGCCGTGGTACATCCCCGAAAGGACGTGAGAACATGGCCCGACCCACCAGCACCGAGGCGATCCTCGCCGCAGCCGGCGCACCTACCTACCGACAGATGGAGGCCCTTGCTGGCCTACAGCACTGGCTGAACGTCGAGGGCATCGAGACCGAGCACATGTTGGCCGCTTACCCCGAGGCGGCCAACTTCAAGAACAACCTCGCGAAGGGTCGCGTACTCGGCATGCCGATCATCGCGGGCCCGCTCGGCATCCTCGTGAAGGTCGAGGCCGCCAACTGATGGCCCGCTCAAAGCAACCGATCCCGCTCGAGGACCTACACCTCCCGGCGCCGCTGCACAAGAAGCTCATCGAGAACTTCCAAGACACCGCCCGCCTGCGAATGCTGCGCCCGGCCGTCCTCATCTCCGAGTGGAAGCTCACCCGCCCCCAGTGGGATCGCCTCAACGCCGCCCTCGCGAGCCGTGGTCAGGTCGAACTCGGCGACTATGTCGAGCCGGAGAAGCAAGCCCGCGGCGCCAACATGAAGGGCAAGTGCCGCAAGCCGGTCGAGATCGGCGTTCAGGAACCGCTCACGACACCCTGCCTGCGGCCCCTCCTCGAGGGGAAGCGCTCCTGCATGTGGCACTGGCTCGAGGGTCAGCCCATCGAGCTCCAGACCGAGTGGGCCGACCAGCGCCGCGGGATCGCGGAGCGCGCCGAGGGGTACGCCTACCGAGCTCGCGTCCCCCAGGCTGAGTGGCTCGAGGGCACCCGCTGGTGCTCCGAGTGTCAGACGATGATCCCGGTCTTCTACTGCACCGGCAGCCGCTGCAAGGCGCACGCGTCGCGGGCCGCTCACGCGTCCCTGACGAAGCGCCTGTACGACTTCACCCGGGAGGACTATGAGGCCCTCCTGGCGTGGCAGAAGGGCCGCTGCTACATCTGCCAGCAGCTTCCCCACAAGAAGCGCCTGGCCGTCGACCACGACCACCGCACGATGCTCGTTCGCGGCCTCCTCTGCGCCAGCGACGAGTGGGGGTGCAACATGACCCTGCGCCGGCTGCTCAACAGCCCGGCCATGGCCAGGCGAGCTCTCGAGTACGTCACCAAGACCCCGCTCGAGCGGATGCAGGCCGGCGAGGAGCCCGTCACCATCGACCAGCGCAGCCAGGTCACCCGCACGCGCGCGCAGGCCGACGACCCCTTCGCGGGGTTCTGATGGCCAGGCTCTGTGCTGCTTCCGGCCGGCTCAAGACCTGCTACGACACGCAGGAGGCCGCCCAGCAGGCCGTCGACGACCTCCGCACGACCGGCACGCGCCGACGGGCCGGCCACTCCGGCCACAAGCCCCAGCGCGTCTACGAGTGCGGCGACCACTGGCACTTCACCAGCCAAGCCACGAAACCCCGGGAGATAAGATGAGACCCATGATGACCACCCGAGCACTGTGCTTCGGCACCAACTACAGGGGCTCCGACTACGAGCTCTTCGGCTGCGAGAACGACGCCCGTGACTGGACCGACGCCCTCACCCGGCGCGGCGCCTTCGTCACCCAGCTTCTCGGCACCGACGCATCCAAGGCCAACATCGAGGAGGCCATCGACGAGATCGTGGCCAAGACCAGGTGGGGCGACCGGATCGTCGTCACCAACAGCACCCATGGCACCTACGTCCCCAACGCCTCCGCTGTGGGCGAGCAGGACCGGCGCGACGAGGCCATCTGCCCCGACGACTTCCAGACCGCTGGCCTCATCCTCGACGACACCGTCGCCCAGCGGCTCGGCAGGCGTGCCTGGGGCTCCCAGGCCATCTGGCTGGCCGACTCCTGCTACTCCGGTGGGATGGCCAAGCTACTGGAGGCTCCCCGCTGGCCCCGCTTCTCGCGGTTCATCCCCCCGCACAAGGCGATGGAGCTCACCAGGGCGCAGCAGCGCCTCGTCAACGCCAGCCCGGCGGTCAGCGAATGGGCGAAGGCCCTCCCGAAGCTTCGGCTGCCGGGCAAGGTCATCTGGCACACCGCCTGTGCCGAGCCCGAGGTCGCCTGGGACGCCTACTTCCCCGACACCCGGCGCTTCAACGGGGCGTTCACCCGGGCCGCCATCGACGGCCTCCCCGACACCGCCACCACCCACGCCTCCTGGGCCAAGAGCATCAGGGCGCTGGTCGGCAGCTTCGACCAGACGCCGCAACTGATCACCGAGCGCCCCTACCAGCGCTACTACACCTTCTGAGAGGATCACCCCATGGCAGGCAAGAAGCAGTACCTGTACGCCGTCCAGCGCGCGAGCGGCCACGAGGTCGTCTCGGTCAAGGTCGACGGTGCCACGCCCCCGGTCGAGGCCCAGCACCTCGACAACGGTCTCGTGCGCCTCGTGCGCGACGGTGACGTGATCGCGACCAGCGACTCGGTCTTCGCAGACCCCGACGAGGAGCTCACCCTGTACCGCTGGGAGGCGGCGAAGAAGCTCGACAAGCCTCTCGACGCGAAGAAGGTCAAGCGCACTTCCGAGGAGTGACGCACGGACCCCCAGAGGCCCCCACGGACGTCCGTGGGGGCCTCTGACGCGTCCGAACCTACAGAGTGGTGGCCCAGAGCCGTCCGGCGTCATCTCCGGCGATTACGCGGCCGCCTGCGACGGCTATCGACAGCGCGTTGACGCCGGCCGGGACCGCCTTGCCGGGCAGGACCGTCCAGGTGGTCGATCCGGTCGTGAAGAGCACGGTGCCGTCGATGGTGATGGCATAGAGCCGGTCGCCAGCCACGAAGAGGTCCCGCACGTTGTGAGGCAGTCCGCTCGCGACCGCCCGGCTCCCGTCACTGACCTTGCCGCCGGTGCTCCACATCCTGCCGGCGAAGGACTCCACCGAATGGCCCGAGCCGATTGGGCCCAGGCTGGCGCGACTGTTCGCCTTGCTCCATCGCAAGCCGTCGCTCGAAGACATCAGGGGGAACAAGTCACTGCCGGAGACGGTGATGGGGTTGCTCGGGTCGTAGCCCTTGTGGCGCGCCTGGACGAACAGCTTGCCGCTCGCGGTCGCGATGTAGTAGAAGCGCTCGTACCCGGTGTAGGGGTTGTCGGTGACGGCGAGGACCCGGCTCCAGGTGGCACCGTTGTCGGCCGAGCGATAGACCGATGCGCCCCTGGTTGCGCCGTCGTAGTCTGCCCCGACGAGGTAGAGGGCGCCCGCGAAGCGGGTGGCATCGAAAGTGTGCACCTGTGGCGTCGCGGCGACGTATCCACTCGTGGTTCCGTACCCGCCTGGCCCACTGCCCCGGGGATCGATGTTGGGGATGAGCAGGCGCCCACCGTCGTTGCGGAAGGTGTCGATCTGTTCGCCGGGGTAGCTGTAGTTCGACCCCATGGCGGTGCCCCAGAGGTTCGCCCAGGCGACAGCGACCGGGCCGGTGTTGGTCCCGTAGTCGCCGTGACCGATGTAGACCCGGTCGCCCTCGACGCCGAGGTCCTGGATGTTGTTGCTGCTCTCGGTGACGTCCGAGATGTCGGGGTGGTCAGCGAGGAGGACGGGCCCGTCGAGGGCATGGGCGGGCGTGGCACCGCCGAGGATGAGCGCGAAACTGCTCAGCAGGACAGCTATGAGGCGGGTGATGGGTTGCATGCACCCAGTGTGTCAGTTCGTGGCCAGCCCAGCGATGATCTTGCGTCGGTCATCGTTCGTCGGTCGGTAGGCGATGCCGGCGAGCGTGCCGGACTTGCTCAGGCCTGAGCGCATGATCGACGGGTAGCCGATGATGCCGTCCCGCCACCAACCGAGACAGTGCCCGACCTCGTGGGACACGATGGCCTCGAGCCACCTGCCGTAGGGCTGACCAGCCCCATAGACCTTCCGGTTCACGAAGACCGTGCAGTCCTTGATCTCCCACTGCCCGCTCGACCAGACCCAGGTCGCCTCGACCCAGCCACCGATCTTCTTGTTGTAGTAGGGGTGCGAGGTCGAGCCCCAGCGGACGTCGATGCCGCTCGACGGGTTGGCCGTGGTGGGCCACAGGTTCAGGCCACTGAGGTCGTCCCAGCGGTCGACGGCCACTGGGACGTTGGAGCGTCCGGTGGCGTTGAAGTAGGGGATCGAGTCCTTCGTGAAGGGGTGGTCGACGTAGTAGGTCGCGGCGCTGGCCTGAGCTCCGAAGCCCAGGACCAGCGCCGCTGCGGACAGGGCCGCGAGGACGAGCCGACGCATCAGAACACGCGGACGAGGTACACCAAAGCCGCGAGGCCGACCAGCACCAGCACGACCGTGAGGAGGATGCCGTTGACGTCCCGCTCGCCCCGCTCGTCGCGGTGATGTGCCTGGTCCCTGCGACCCGCGAGGCGGCTGAGGTCGGTGCCCTCGCCGAAGACCTCCTCGGCCGGCACGACGTCGACAGGGGTCTCGTTCGGCAGCGCTGAGGCGGGGCCAGCTACGAGATCCGCACCAGGGGCATCGTTCTGCTCCGCGGCCCCGACGGAGACCGTCGGGGTGACCTGGCTGCGGATCAGGAAGCCGACGATCACCGTGGCGAGCGAGATGATCGAGCCGGTCTGCTCCTTCGTCAGGTCGAAGCCGAACGCCGCGAGCAGCCCGAAGAGGGCCACGAGGAACGTGAGGATGACGGCTGGCTCGCGCCGGAGCCGCTCGACGAGTGCCTTCACGACTGGGCCCCCTCTACGGGCGCGGGAGCCCGCGGCACGAGGTGGACTTCGCCCTCGACCTTGAGGCCGGAGGTGACGACCTCGGCCAGAGCGGCCTTGACCTCTTCGGGGGTGAGGTCGTCGTTCGCGGCCTGGATGGCGATGCGGGTCAGTTGCTCCTGCAGGGTGAGGTACCCGGCGGGGACCTTCTGGGAGCCCTCGGGGCCGAAGGCGTAGCCGGTCCAGACGAACCGGGCGATCTCGCGCAGGACCTCGGGGTCCTTGAGCGCGGTCTTGAGGTCTGCGAGCGTTGCCATGTCGAACCAGTCCTTCTCTGTGGTGGTGGGGGGTCCAGCGGCGAGCCGTGCGGAAACGTCCGTGCGGAGCTTGGTGACATCGTACGGGGCCACTGCCCCGGTGCCGGCGCCGAGATCCCACTTGCCGGAGGTGCTCGTGGTGTGGTGGAGACCGACCTTTGTGGCGCTGGTGTAGCCGAAGTGGTCGAGGATGGCCGCGGAGACGAGCACGACGGCGTCGTACTGCGCCTTGGGCATCCTCTGCAGGCCACTGGTCATGATCTCGTTGCCGATGTACATGGCGTTGCCGTCGCCGCTGGGGTTGCCCATGGCGGCCTTGGCGGTGCCGGCGTGGTTGGCCCGGCCGGCGGCGACGATGTACGTCAGGCCGTTGTAGTCGGTGGCCACCTGGCACAGCGGGCCGGAGAGGTCGCTGCGGCCGTTGACCACTGTCGCCAGGGACGGTGCCGGCTTCTCCTCGCTGGAGGTCGTCCCGGTGTGATGGTTCAGCAGTGCGTTGGGGTCGAAGTACCCCGTGGACATCGGGCGGCCGCGGTCTTCCCAGCCCTCGACGAGCGCGAAGCGCACGCCCCACTTCCTGAAGGCGGCGGGGAGCCAAGTCGCGAGGACGTGCCGGCTGGTGGTACCGAAGCGAGCGATCCCGACGAGGTCGGTGGTCTCCTCGCAGGGGTAGAACTCGTCGTCGGCGTCGTCCTCGAGGTCAGCCAGGGCGATGACCGGTGCGGTGTTGTCGGACATGAGTCCTCCATGGGTGGGCGGGTGATGCGGGGCCAGTCTACTGGAGGATGAGGATCGGACCCGGGAACGCCTCGAGCTCGGGGTGCGCGGGTGCGCGAATCGTCATCTGCACGAACTCGTCGGTGAGGGTGTAGTCGGGGATGATGCCCTCCTCGGCGGGACACTCGGCACCAGCGACGAGCCAGCGCACCACGACGGCTGTCGCGACCACAGGGGCCGGGTCGGGCTCGGCCAGGATCTCGCCCGTCTTCCATCCTCCGGTGCTACCGAAGAGCGCCTCGAAACCGGTCTCGATCTGTGGCGTCGTCGAGATCTCGACCTCGACGAACTTCCGCCCGTAGCGGTTGACGTTGATCGACATTACTCGCGCTCCCTGACGTTGATGATCCGACCGCGCTCGCGGACGTCGACGGTCTTGGTGCGCTCGCGCACATTGATGATACGACCGACGCGCTCCCGCCAGGCGACCAGACGCGTGTTCGGCAGCCCCGGCGGCCGCCCCTCGTAGACCGCACCGGCGGCCGCGACCGCCAGCGTCAGTGGCAGGGCAGCGTCACCCTCGTGCTCGACGAAGACCTGGCCAGAGGCCTCCACGGCGAAGCTGCCGACCAGCGCCGCGCCGCCCTGCGCTCGCACGGCACCCGACGCGTTCACGCCGAGGTTCAGCGCCGGCGACGCATCGGCGACCACCCCGACCTGACCGCTGGCCTGCATGCCGAAGGTCGCGCCGAGGCTGGTTGGCGACTGGACGCCCTTCGCACCCGTGGCGGCCAGGGCCAGCGTCAGGGGCAGGCTGGCGGCACCACTGCGGCCCACGACACCGACAGCTACGACGGTGAAGGTGCCGGCGATGACCGCCCCACCCTGTCCCGGTGCGACGGTGGCGCCACTGGCGGTGATCCCGAAGGTGACCCCGAGGCTGGCGCTGCCGCGCTTGCCGACGACACCGGTGGAGCTCACCGCGAACGTCAGTGGCAGGGTGGCGTCGCCCCGCTTGCCCACCGAGCCGGTCGCGTTCACGCCGAGGTTCAGTGGGATGCTGGCGTCGGCGACCTTGCCAACGCGGCCGGCGGCCGACACGCCGAGCGTGAGAGGCAGATTGGCCGCACCGACCTTGCCGACGAACCCGCTCGAGAGCACGGACAGGTTGAGGGGGATGCTCGCCTGGCCGGTGGGGTTGGCGTTCACAACGCCGGTGGCCACCACGGCCAGGGTCAGGGCGGGGTTGGCCGCGCCGACCTTGCCGACGGTGCCCGAGCTCTCCATCGCAAGCGTCAGGGCCGCACTGCTGGCGCCGGCCTTGCCGACGGCTCCGGTGGCGTTCACGCCGAGGTTCAGGGCGGCCGTGGAGTCGCCGGCCTTGCCGACGGTGCCCGAGGCGTTCGTCGCGAGGTTCAGGGCAGCCGTGGTGGCACCGGCCTTGCCGACGGTGCCTGAGGCGGTCGTGCCGAGCGTGAGAGGAAGGGTGGCACTGCCGGTGACCTCGCCCGGGGTGCCGCCGCCAGCGGGTCGGATCTCGACCGCGTGGAAGATGTAGGTGCCGACTTCGTTGCCGAGATCAGCGCAGGTGATCGTCGCGGACTCGGTGCCATCGCAGATGCGCGACCACATGCCGATCTGCGTGAACGATGCGTTCTGGTTGTGGTGCGCGGTCATCGCCTTGCCCGCACCGGCGGTGGGCGAGGTGAACCCACCGCCGCCATCGGCGGCGGCATAGATGGCGACGACGAGCAGGTTCCCGGCAGAAGGTGTGGCGTCGAGGGTGACGGTGCCGGATGCGCTGCTCGAGGACGGGTTGACGATCACCCCGTTGACCTTCGACTGCACCACGGGGTTGCTCGTGTCGTGTCCGGTGACATCGATGGCGACGCCGGAGTAGTAACCCACCTGCGCAGCGGCATAGGCGTCGAACGCGAGCGTGTGAGCCGACGGCGACGACCCGACCTGGGCCCGGTACAGCGCCGAACCCGAGTTGTAAGCGGTGGCGTCGGCCCATGGCAACCCGGCATCGTCACCGTCCTTGGTGACGAGGTCGAACGACAACGCGCCGCCAGTGGGTGCGCCCAGGGTCGGCAGGGTCGAGTGGTTGTTCGACTCGACGCCGTAGGCCGCCAGGAGCAGCGAGTCAGCCGTCGGCGTGGCCGAGTTCGTGGTCGCGGTCTGCCCACTGGTCGACCCGGTGTTGACCGCGTGTCTGGCGGTGACCGTGAACGCCGCGGCGCTCTGGGCGACGCCCTCGGCGGTGACGCCCAGGGCCAGCGCAAGAGCGGCCGCCCCGACCTTGCCGACCTGGCCAGACGCGTTGACGCCAAGGTTCAGCGCGAGAGCCGCATCCCCCGTGGGCATGACCGGCGGGGGGTCGACCTCACGGATGCGGACCACGGCGATGGTGCCGACCGCGTTGGTGGTCGTCCCCGCCAGCACCGTCGACACAGTGACCGCGGAGCTCGCGGTCCCGGCCGAGACCACTCGGTTCATCGCCCGCATGCGCAGGTCGGTACCGGTGGTGGTGTTGGCGTCAGCGGTCGGGGTGGTGATCGTGCCGAACGTGATCGACGGGGCGGTGACGGTGGTCGTGCCCCACGTCGGCGCGTCGCCATTGAGCACCATGTCGGTGAGAAGGTGATCGCCGGGGGCGAGTGGGATGGCGGCGGTGGTCCCGGCCAGTGGGGTGCCGGTGGTGTTGTCGGCCAGGGCATGGCAGACGACGTCAAAGGTCTTCCCGGCGGCGGCCCGGTACGCGGACGCCTTGACCGTGGAGACGTTGTTCGGGGTCGGCGCGAGCGCGGGCATCGTGTCGCCCGCCTGCCAGATCTTCCCGAACACCCGCATCCGCAGGTTGCCGTTGTCGGTGCCGGCAGTGCGCCCGGTGTTGATCGCGGTTCCGAGGTCGGTCCACCCGGCAGGTGCGCCACCGAGGATCGCGTCGTCGTACTTGGAGACGAGGGTGAGGACAACATAGTCGCCCACGGCGAGACCGAACGGGTCGGCCGGAGTGACGGAGGTGCCACTCGACACCCAGGCCGACGCAGTCACAGACAGCGCCACGGTTCACCTCCTCTCAGGCCGAGAGCCCGCCCACCCTCAGGCGAGCGGGCTCTCGGGGCGTCCGATCAGGCCGCGAGCGGAGCGCCGGAGACGGAGAGAGTCTGGAGGACGAAGGTGTTGGTGCCCGACCACGGCTGTGGCGTGGTGAGCGCACCGGAGGCGTTGAAGGTGCCAGCGGTGCTTGCCGTGTGCAGCGACACGTCGCTGATCGTCTCGGTGCCGGCGCCCGACGCACTGCCGTGGGTCCAGGGGCCGGCGGTGCCGGTCATGGCCTTGACGCCCGCCGCTGCGGCGCCCATCGTGGCCTGCTTGCGGGTCGAGTCGCCCGCCGAAGGGTTTGACGCTCCAGCGGCGCCCGGGTCTCCGATGTGGAGCTTCACCCAGGTGGTGCCGAAGTTCGTGTCCAGGAACGCGTTGACGATTGCCGCCGCGAAACCTCGTGCCATGTCCTACTCCTCATCCGTGTAAGTCGTCCCGAGCTCGGCAGCGATCTGCTTGGCATGCTCAGGGCTGGAGGCCTCCCCAGTGAGCGTCACCGGGGAGCGGCCGATCTCGTTGCCGTCAGCGTCGTAGACGATGCCGACAGCTTTGACCGTCAGCTTCAACGGCTCGATCACAGACTGCTCTTCGGTGGTGCTCATCGGGATGTTCTCCTTCTGCGGGCGAGGCACGGTCAGTCTAGCGGGTCAGACGGCCTCTTCGTCATCATCCTCGGTCAGGATGGCGGGCTGCTTCGGGATGTCGTCATAGCCGTGACCCGCGGCCCACACGAGCACCCTGTGGCCCCACGAGCTCCAGGCGATGTCGCGCTTCGTCAGGACCCGCATGCGCCGGCGCTGCTCCCGGGCCTTGGCCGAGTTCTGGCTCAGGAGGAAGGTGATGAGGCTCGTGAAGCCGATGAGGAGGGCGCTGATGGTGCCACCGTCCAGCGTCCCCATCACTGACTCCTGATGTGTGATCCTCGGTTCCAGGCGGTCGCCAGGAGGTGTTCTCCGGCACCAACAATGAATGCGAGGACCGGCCCTGCCAAGGATACCGGTCGAAGCGCCGAGAGCCCCCACAGGAGATTGAAGAAAGCCCAGGTGACCATGGCGGCGAACGCGATTGAGCAGGCCACCGCTGGCCACGGCATGTGGTCGACGGCCGCCCGGGGGCGGTGTCGCCAGTGGAGGCTCACCAACAGCAGGATCGCCACGAGGGAGTGGATCCAGATCCAGACATGATCCCCGGCGACGAGGTCGATCAGCGGGTACCTGGTCGGCACCGTGTAGTCGAGGAGGTCGAGGCCGGCGAGGATGGCGAGAGCTCCGTGCGCAACAGCGGCGCCGACCGTGCCAATGAGGCGGGCGCGCTGGTGTGCGGGGGTCGGCATATCTCGAGTGTAAAGGAGATCAGGTGACATCGGGCTCAGGAGGATGGACCTCTGCTGCGCGACGCGCCTGCTCTGTCTCGATGGCCACGACGCGCTCACGGACCATGCGGGCGACCTCCTGCTTCGCGAAGGCGGCTCGCGTGACACCAAGGTCCTCGCTCCAGTGCCCGGCCGCGCACAGTGCGTCGACCACGCGAGGCACGACGGCGTCGGGGATGTTGAGGGTGATGGTGGCCATGGCTCCTCCTACGGCAGCGGGGTCAGGGTCAGGCGACCCGTCGAGATCGAGGCGGTGTTCGTCCCGGTGCCGGACTTGAAGCCGACATAGACGTGGTAGGTCGAACCCGGGGTGAGGCCCGTGAAGACCGCGTACCCAGCGCTGCGGACCCACTGGACGTTGTAGTTGGTGGCTGCGATCTGGGTGTCGACCAGGGTGCCACCGGTGACCGTACCGCCGGTGCGCAGGAAGACCGCGGCCTCGGTGAACTGGCCGTCGACGCTGCTCTTGAGGAAGAACGATCCGTCGACGCGCACCACGCCAGACGGTGGGGCCGTGAAGACGATGCTGGGGCCACTGGTGTGATGCACCATCGACGTCGAGGTCGTCGTCTGCGCGGTGCCGACCAGCCCCGTGTCCTGCGGGCGCATCGAGGTCGCCTTGAACCCCGGTCGCACGGCGTCGAACTCGACCCCGGCGAGGGTGGCCTTGCCGTCGCCGGTGAGGATCCAGCCGACGTCGTCGGCCGATGAGACGCGTGCGGGGGCGCTGGCGGGGAAGTTGCTCGCGGCCGGTGGCGGTGAGGCGGCGGCCCCGGCCGGGAAGGTGAAGTTGCCGACGCTGCCGGAACGGTTCGGGGCGGTGAGCTCGGCGACGCGCTCCATGTTGGTGCGGCCTGGGTCGTTCGTGCCGCGCGCGAGGTAGACCCGTGCCGCGATGACGTCGTCGGTCGTCGTCGGGGTCGGCCGTTCGGGGTAGGGCGGCACGGTGATCACGAGGCCGGCACGCTTCTTCATCGTGATGCTGGCGCGCGGGCCCTGGGTGCTCTCATGGGTGCTGTCAGTGACGTCGGAGTCGTACCAGGTGCTCGAGACCCACCACTTGTCCGAGGTGCCGGTAAACCAGTGGTTGTTGGTGAGCTTCGTGACGACGCTGACGTCGGAGTGGGAGGTGGTGCGGAAGCCGACGAAGCCGTTGTTGAGCACCGACCCCCAGGCCATCATCCGCGCCGCACCGGCCGGGGTCGGGAAGTCATACTCCGGCAGCCTAGAGGTGGCCAGGGCGTTGTAGGCGTAGGTCTTGTTCTTGCCGTGGAGCAGCCAAAGATACTGGGCCGCACCGGGATACCCGAGCTTGTCCGAGGATCCATGGGTCACGCCGATGAGCTCCTCACCGGCAGCGAGCGGGCTGACAACGGTCACGCTGGTCGCCCCGGCGGCGAAGCCGATTGCGCTGTCCGTGACCGTGTACTGCCGAAGGTGGATCATCCCGTTCTCGTAGGTGGTGCCGTTCCAGCCGAGCATGGCCATGGCCACGCGGTCGTTGTAGAGCGTCGAGCCCACGCCGGAGAACACGCGCCCGAGCCGGACGTAGAAGCTGAGCGAGTCGACAACGACGGGGATCGAGGTCTTGAGCAGCGGCGCGGCGGTGCCGCTGCTGTTCATCGGGGCGAGGTCGAAGGAGCCGATCTGACCGGCGGCCGTAGCGCCGTTGCCCGAGGTGTAGATAGAGCGCACCACGAGCCGCTCCGCGCCACCGACGGCCACCGGCGAGGCCGCCCCCATCTGGCCCCACATGTTCCGCTTGGTGCCGGTGGAGTCGGTGTACTCGGCCCCGCTCCAGTAGGCGCCCGACTTGCCGATGAACTTGCCGTAGCCGAAGAAGAACATCGCCCCGATGACGTCGGGCGAGTCATCGACGTCACCGTGCACACCCGCCGGGATGAAGAGGTAGTTCCAGCGCGCCGGGTCGTAGGTCTGGTAACCGACGGCGATTGAGGGCGGGCTCGTCGGGGATGTGGTGCCGCTGCTCAGTGCCAGTCGGGCACCCTTGGAGATCTCGTTGTCGACCCCGCGCAGGGCGAAGTTGTTGAGGATGGTCATCGACGACGCGAGGACCGTGCCCTCGAACTGGGCCGGCAGCAGCGGGTCCGTGGGAATGTTGACGAGGATCGCACCGGCCGCGGTGTACTGACGGATGCCGGCGTCGTCGATGACGACGCGCGCGCCGGCCGGGTTGCCGGCGAGCAGGTAGCCGGTCATGGCGATGGCGGCGTCGAGGACACCACTCTCGATGAAGTTGGCGGCGAGCTTCCCGACGGTGGCGGTACCGAGGTCGACCGACGCGATCACCTGATGGGTGATCTTGATCGGCGCCCAGGAGGTCCCACCCAGCCCCACGTACTGCCCGACGATGTTGCCCTCGGCGTCACGCACGAACCACACGTCGTCGATGACGTTGGCCTCGTTGGTCGGAGCGGTCGTCGAGTGCGTGACCGAGTTCTTGCCGTTGGCCGAGTCCAGGGCCGTCTGGGCGGCCCCCGAGGCGGCGGCCGCTGCAGCAGCCGCGGTCGCGGCATCCGCGAGGGCCTGCACGGCCTTAGCATCCGCAGCGGCGATGGTGGTGTCGCGCTTGTTCTCCCAGGTGCCGGTCCAGATGTAGATCAGGTTGCCGTCATCGGTGTCGATCCAGATGTCACCATTGGTGCGCCCACTCGTCGAGGGTGCGGAGGTCTGCGTGAAGAGCGTGATCTTGGTGGCGTTGGACGTCACGAGGGTCGCGATGCGCTGGTCGGCCGAGAGGGTCCAGGTGCCGGTGTAGATGTACAGCAGGCCATCGTCGGAGTCGACCCACAGGTCGTTCGTGATCATGCCTGAGGCGGGGGCGGTGCTCTGGCGATAGATGGTCACGGCGCCAAGCTGGCGTGCGGTGGCGCTGATCGCGGCGGACCCGAAAGTGCGCGCGGTCCAGCCGGTGCCACCCCAGGTCCAGACGTAGACCTTGTTGCCGTCGTCGGTGTCGACCCAGATGTCGCCCTCGGTGCGTCCGGTCGTCGTGGGGGCCGAGGCCTGGGCGAAGAGGGTGATCTTGGTACCGGTGGTCGTGACCAGGTCGGCGATCCGCTGGTCGGCCGAGAGGGTCCAGGTGCTGCCGACGTAGACATAGAGCAGCCCGTCGTCGGAGTCGATCCACATGTCGTTGGCGACCATGCCGGAAGCCGGGGCGGTTGCCTGGCGGTAGATGGTGGCGGCCGCGTCAGCGGCGATCTGCGCGGCGGCGGCCGCTGCGGCGGCTGCGGCCGCATCGTCGATGGCCTGCTGCGCGAGCGCACGCGCGGTGGCGTCCTCGGCGGTGCCGGTGAGAGCCGCGGCGGTGCCGCTGACGATGGTCGAGACCGTTGACGCGCCGCCAGACTGGGTGCGCGTGATGAGCGCCACCTCGTAGGTGCCGACCGCCTTGGAGATGAAGACCGAGCCGCCTCGAGGGGACATGAAGGCGGTGGTAGGTGGGGTGGCGATGGGGTCGAACCCAACGGGACCGACGGAGACGTCGACGCGAGCGAAATCCATGGGGGCAACGACGGTCGGACCATCGGCGAAGAAGCCGTCCCAGCCAACCAGCAGGCCGCCGGGGACGCCCGCCACGATAGGCGCTGATGGGTGTGGCGGGGTGGGGCCGTTGAGGGAGGCGGCGGTGTGGGTGCCGTCCCACTGCGCGCCATACATGGCGACGAGGGCGCCCCCGACGTCGAACTCGCGGATAGCCCCGTCCTCGAGGGAGGAGAAGGCCAGTTGCGAGCCCCGTTGGTTCGTCTTGTCGGCCAGGAGAGTCGCGAGCCGGCGCGTCTGCGGGTCGCTCATGCAGGGATCATATCGGCCCGCACGACGGCCAGCCGGGCCGCCGAGAGGTCGTTGGGGGTGATGGTCGTCGAGAGCACGCGGTACCAGGCGCTCTCCGAACCCCACTCACCCTCGCCGAAGAGCTCGATGTCGTCACCCTCCTGCCAGGCACCCAGGCGCGGGTATAGGTGGTCGCTCATCTCCTTGACGACGATGTCCGAGATCTCGGCGTTGCCGGAGCGCATCGCGAGCTCCTTGCGCGCGCGCAGGTTCGCGGCCGTGACCGACTTGAGGCTCTTGTCCTCGACGATGACGGTGCGACCCAGGCGGCCCTCGCCGGTGCGCGACGCGAAGCCGCGGATCATGGTGCGCCCCTCGCCGGCCCCGCGGACGATGACCTCGGAGGCGTAGGAGCCGCTGGCGAAGTTCTCGGATGGCTGCACGAGCACGTTCTCGCCGACGACGAAGCGCAGGTCGTCACGACGCTTGCCGATGCGGGGGACGCCGAACTCGATACGGTGGGAGACGAACTCGCCCGACCAGGTGTGCTTCTCGACGTAGTCGAAGTCCTGCTCGGTGGCGAGCTTGTCGAGGAAGTCGCCGAGGTCGTCGACGTCCCACCAGTTGAGCTTGACGGGGCCCGCCTCGAACGACACAGGGCCGGCGGCCGAGTCGAACTCGACCTGCGTCAGCACGGTGCCGATGAGCCGCCCGACCTTGGTGCTTCCGAGGGTAACGCCCAGGTTGCGCCGTGGGCGGCCCTGCAGCCACGCCCAGACGTGCCGGTAGATGTCGAGGGGGTCCGTCTGCACGAAGTTTGTGTCGCCGTCGTACGGCTCGTTCTTGGGGAAACCGGCAAAGCCAGTCCCGGTGATGCCGAGCTCGCTGCCGGTGCGTGCGGTGTCGGTGACGATGGTGCCGGACACGATCTGGTTGTCGTTCTCGGCGTAGATGGCCGTCGAGTAGCGCTGGATGATCGGGTTCCCGTCGGGACCGAGAAGGCGCGCAGCCGCCGGCTCGATGCGCGCGGAGAGCCCGGCGGGGCCCGAGACGACGTCAGTGAGTTGCACCCCCTGCAGGGGGAGCTCGGGGTCGAGGAGGGTCTCGGTGCCGTCACCGTTCAGCCGGTAGGCCAGGTAGCGCCAGTCGGCCATTAGACGTCCTCGGTCGGCGCCTCAAGGAACTCGAGGTCCAGGACCACCGAGGTGTACTCGTCGGCGAGCAGGAAGGTGCCCGAACCGCCGACGGAGCGGCCCATCATCAGGAACGTGATCGAGGTGCCACGGTGCACGGCCGGGATGGCGACGTCGTCGGAGAGCCCGAAGTCACGGCGCAGGATCTGCGTCGCTCCCGAGTTGTCCCAGCCGGTCATCTGGCTCTGGAACGGGGTCGCGGTGCCGTTGCCCATCTTGATCCAGACGACGCCGTAGCGCGACGAGCCGGCGGCCTCCTTGACGCCGTTCCATGAGGCGACCATGCGGACCCGGGTCGCCCACTCGGGGATCTCCACGGTCCAGCCGGCCACGTTGGGCCACTGCTCGCCGGCGACGCCGGTGGCGTCGAGCGAGTCGGCCTCACCGATGACGAGGGCGCGAGTGTTGAGCACGCGCCTGCGCTGGGGCACGGCCTTCTCGCGCAGGTCAGTGATCATGGCCTGGGTGATGGCCGATGTCGCCGCGGGGATCGCGATGCGGGCCAGGGCGATGGCCGGGTAGCCGAGGTTCAGTTGGCTGGCCTTCTTCGTCGTCGAGGCGACGCCTTGGATAACGGCGAGCTTGAAGGCCGGGACGGTGTCGGTGGGGAGGGTGCCCGGGGTGGCCTGCTGGCCGGCGTAGTTCCAGTCGTCGACCCGTGCGATGACAAGGTCGTAGCGCGTCGAGCCGGAGCCGTTGGCGGCGATGGTCACCGTCGTGTCGCTGGCGTTCCGACCGTCGTAGGACTCGTTGAGGGCACCCGGGTAGCGGTTCACCATGACGCAGGAGCCGGGGGTGACCTTGACGGAGCCGGCGGCCACGCTCTGCTGGAGGACGCGCATGTCACCGATGCTCGAGACCCCCTCGGCGCCACCGGTGGCGTGGAAGAGCACGCGTCGCGCAGCGAACTCGCTGTGCTTCCCACCCTTGATCACCCAAGGGATGTTCTCGACTGCCATGGTGGCCCTCTCAGAGCGTGGTGTAGGCGTTCCGCCATCGTACCCGGGCCTTGGAGGTGCCCGACTGGTCTGTCCCGCTCAGCACGGCCTCGTAGCCGCTCCCGGGGCTGACCAGCGCCCGGGAGAGGCGTGTCGTGCGCGAGAGCACGACGGATCCGCCACCGGAGCGGTAGACCCCCATCGACCACGGCCGGGCATCGACGGTGATCGACTGGCCGGCGGCCAGTGTCCCGACGAAGCCCACCTCGAAGAAGGAGCCGATGGTGACCTTGCCGTTGGTGAGGGGCCCGACGAAGTCGATCATCACCGGCGTGTCGCAGTCGCCGCCGACGGAGAAGACGCCGGCGCGGACACTGGTCGCCGCGAGCTCGATGGAGAAGGGGAAGGTGATCGGCACCTCGAAGCCGCCAGGCGTGGTGGGGCTGACCGAGACGTCGAGGACGTTCTCGGCATCTTCGTAGTGGCGGTGATCGGCCAGGTCGAAGGTGGCCACCGGGGGGAGGTGCCCCTGCAAGATGTTGTTGTTCACGGCGTGCGAGAAGCGCCGGGGCTTGCCGAAGACGCAGCGGGTGCGGTCGCCGACTCGGTAGCGGAGCATGGCGACGTTCTGCGGCTGCAGCCACTTCGGCGCCTGCCACACCTTGCCCATCTCGGCCAGGCCGGCGAGTGCAGTAGCTGTGTCGACCTGGTCGACGTGCGCCGAGAAGGTCCAGGTCTTCGGGCCCCGCATGTCGCGGCCCCAGGTGCGCGCCCCGTTGATCGGGTTGGTGCCGTCCTGCAGGATCTCGACGGACTCGCCGGGGTCGAAGCCGGAGGCGTCGATGAAGACAGGCTTGCCGTTCCCGAAGACGAAGTCCTCGAGCTCGAACTGCATCTCCTCCAGCGCCGCTGGCATCAGTTCCCCAATCCGGCGTACTTGCCACCGTGGTTGACGCGCTCCACCTGGTAGAGGAGCTCTCCGATGACGTCGGCTGGCGTGAGGTCGGTGCCGTTGACGTCGAGGTCAAGGTTACCGATGAGTGCGGAGCGACCGCCGACCTGCATGTCGTCCCACTGGTCGGCGCTGAACACCGGCTCGGGGCGACCCGTGGCGTTGATGACCGTGGTGATGCCGGGCGGCAGGTACCCACCCGAGTCGTACATCATCGCACCGTTGTGCACGAGGCCGCCGGTGTAGAACTGCCCGGCGTTGTCGCGCGGCGCCCGACCCTGGTCCTCGCTCCCGCCGAAGTCGAGCATGTCGCTGATCTTGTCGGTGGCCATGTCGACGAGCTTGAGCGGCACCCTCGTGAGGAACTTCGCGAAGGGGTGGTCGCCGAGGTCGTCGGTCAGGCTATTGACGGTCTTCTTGAGGAAGTTGATCGGGCTGGCGAACCAGTCGAAGAACCCGCCACCATCACCCAGGGCGCCACCGCCGCGGAAGGAGCGCATGCCCCAGTGGATGTGGTCCCAGTGGCCACGGCGGGTGACCGGGTCGGAGTACCAGTTGCGGCCGTTGAGCACCTGCGCGCCACCAGCCGGCGAGTAGAACAGTTGGGTGATCGCCTTGCCGAACGCGGCCTTGATCTCGCGGAAGGCGGCCATGTCCGGCGGGCCGATGTCGACCGCCATGCCCATCCCGTGCAGGGACCGGTTCCCGAGCGCGGTGATCGCCCCGGGGCGGTAGCCGGAGGTGATGACCTTGCCGGGCAGGTTCTGCTTGACCCAGGCGGTCAGCTTCTTGTAGATGGGGCTGACGAGACCACCACCAGCGAAGCCAGGCATCTCGCCGTGCATGTTCATGTAGTCGAGCGCCTGGAGGCCGTACTTCGCGCGGATTCGGTTGGTGGCCTCCTTGCGGATGACGTACTCGTCGGCGTGCACCACGCCAGCGGGCTGGAACTTCGCCCCGGGGCCGGTGTAACCACCGGTGTGCCACGAGCCGCCGCGGGTGTTGCGGCCGCCACCGGCCGACCGGCGCGGTTCCGCGGCTGCGTTGTTGAGCCAGGAGAGCGACAGGGGCTTGATCGGGGTGGTGCCGAAGAAGGCGGCGAGCTTGTTGAAGTTCGCGACGAAGCCCTTGTTGATCACCGTCTCGACGATGTACCGGACAGGCTTCTTGACCAGGTCCTGCAGGTTGTGCCAGGCCCGCCCGATGGCGTCGAGGGCGCCGCTCCAGATGCGCTTGAGGTCGTCGGCACCGAGGCCGAACTTGTCGAGGAAGGGCTCGATCCAGCCGGACCAGATGGCGCCGAGCTTCTCACCGAGCCACTGGAACTTGCCACCGATCCAGCCCAGCGCGGGGCCGACGGTGTTGCTCCACAGGGCGCGGATGATGGCGGCGAAGAGCTCGATGACGGGGTTGATCAGCGAGAAGACCCACGACACGATCTCCCACAGGGTGCGGAAGATGCCGAACATGAGGTTGAAGTAGGGCTGCAGGACATGGGTCCACACCCAGGTGACGACGGTGACGATGCCGTCCCAGGCCGCCTTCCAGAAGTTGCGGAAGCCCTCGACGTTCTGCCAGAGCCATACGAAGGCCGCGATCAGGAGGCCGATCCCGAGGATGATGAGCCCGATGGGGCCGGTGATGCCGAGCAGAGCGAAGCGCAGGAAGCCGAAGATCTTGAACAGCGCACCGAGCGGCCCATAGAAGATCGACAGGATGCGGAAGGCGGCCACGAAGGCCACACCGAGCGTGAGCACGACACCAGCGAGGGTCGCGAAGATCTGCCAGTGGTCGCGCACGAAGCCGAAGACCTTGTCGACGACCTCGCGGAAGGTCTCGCTGTGCTGGTAGGCGTAGAGCAGCCCAGCGCCGAGGGCGACGAGCGCGAACACCACGGCCCCCACGACAGAGTGGAAGGGCGTCATCGCGGTGATGAGCAACTGGGTCGCACCGGCTGCTAGCTGGCTGGCCAGGACGAAGCCGAGGACCAGGGTAGCGATGGCGGCCAGTTGGTCGGGGTCCATGTTCGCGATCCACTCGAAGAACGAGATCGCGAAGTCGAGGAGCTTGTCGGCGATGGGCGCGAGAGCGATGCCGAGGTTCACAAAGGCACCGACGATGGCCTCGAGCAGGCGCCAGACCTTGGGCCCGGTCTTCTCGAGGTAGGCCAGGAAGGACTGGAAGCCCTCGCTCTCGCCGAGGCCAGCAGCCCACTCGGCGAAGTCACCCGACAGCCGCACAAAGGCGTCGGACATGGCCAATGCGATGGGCTCGAAGGCCGTCATCAGGGCCACGATCCCGGTCATCACGTTCAGGAACGTGGTGCCGAAGTCAGCCCCGAACTTGGGGCTATTCCGCTCCATCATCGCAAAGAAGTTCTCCCACACCGGAGATGTGAGAACGACGGCCGCCTCGCGGAAGAAGTCGCCCATGCCCTTGGCCATGGTCGACACGAAGCGGGCGAACCCGGGACCGTAGCGACCGATGACGGTCTCCATGCCCTCCTGCAGGCCGGGGAGCAGGCCCTCCTGCGCGAGCGCGCGGAGCTCGTAGAAGCCCTCACGCAGGGAGAACAGGTAGAGAGCGAAGGCGCGACCGGCCGGCGACAGCTTGCCCATGGCCTGCTCGAGCTTCTGCATCGAGCCGGATCCGATGTCACCCGTCTGGGTGAGGGCCTCCTGGTAGGACATCTGGGCGTCGGTGAGGCGCTCCTGCGCGTCGCGGATCTGGCGCTGGGCGTCGACGGCGGCCTCGGCTGCATCGCGACGCGCTTCGGCGACGTCACGCTCGGCGTCGCGCACGGCACGCTGGCTGTCGGCGACCTTCTGGGTCGCGGCCTGGACACCCTCGTTGGCGTTGATGCCTTCCTTGGCGTACCGCTGCTGCTCAGCCGCCAGTTCCTTGTTGTCGCGGCGGATGCCCTTGATGGCGAGCCGGGCGCGCTCGAGGTCGATGGATGCCTGCTCGCGCTCGAGGTTGGTGGCACCCCCATCGGCCATCGCCGAGTTGTAGGCCACCTGGGCGTTGAAGAGGTCGATCAGGGCCTGACGCTCGTCAAGCGCGCCAGAGGCGATCCGGTCGGCGAGTGCGTCCTGGTCAGCCTGTGCCGCACGGCGCGCCTCACGCAGGTCCTCCTGAGCCTCCGTGGCGTCACGCTGGGCGTCTGCGAGGCGCTCCTCGGCATCGGCGATGCGGCGGTTGCTGTCCTCGGCGCTACGGGCCGCTGAGAGGCGCGCCTGGGCCAAGCCTTGCTGAGCATCACGGACCCCCCGCGCAGCGTTGCGCATGGTCTTGGAGGCCGCCAGGGAGTCCTTCGCGGCGTTGTCCTGGACGTCACCGAGAGCCTTGACGGCATCACCGATGCCGGAGAAGGCCAGCAGCATCACACCGAGGCCCGCTCCAGCCCCCAGGGCCGCCGTGGTGAGGCCAACCAGCCCGCCCGCGGTCGCGGCCAGCAGGGGCACGAGGAGGGGCAGGAGCGTGACCGCGCCGAGGACGCGGTAGTTGAAGATGCGGAAGGCGTTGGCGCCGTCGTTGGCGTCGCCGGCCGTACCGCGCAGCCAGCGGGACATGAAGCCGCCCCGGCTGTTGGCCCCGTCGAGGGCCTTGGTCATGTCGCGGATGTCGCGGATGGCGGCCTTGACGTTGCCGCGCTGGGAGATGTCACCGCGCGGGAGTCGGCGCAGGACGCGGTCGAAGTCGCGCCCGAGGGCCTCGATCTGCCGGCGACCCTGCTCGACAGGGATCAGGCCGGCACCGATCTCCGCGGAGGTCTGCTTCGACTTGCGGACGATCTTGTCGAGCTCGCGTCCGATGGGGGTGGAGAGGTCGACGTCACCAATGGAGCGCTCGATGCCCTTGATCGCCTTCTCGATCTCGATGCGGGCCGCACCGCCGCGACGAGCCATGCTCTCGCGGAGGGCCTTCTCCTCGGCCGCGTAGGCCTTCTGGCGCTCCTTGGCGGCGAGGGCGTTGGCGCGGCTCGAGCGACGCAGGTCCTCAGCGTGGGCGGCGGCCTGGAGGCGTCCGAGCTTCTTGAGGCGGGCGACCTCCTGGCGCTCCTCACGCTGCGCCTGCTGAATCGCGATCTGCTCGGCTCGAGCGGCCGCCTTGCGCTCGGCACGGATGGCGGCCTCGCGCTCGCGCGCGGCGCGCTTGCGGGCGTCCTGCCACACCTTCTCGGCGGCGCGCTTGGAGCGCTCGTAGGACGCGCGGTTCATCTTGTCGAGGTCGAGGAGCCCCTTCTGCCAGGCGCGCTGCACCGCCTTCTGGTCGCGCACAGCGGCCTTCTCGAAGCCCATGACGTAGTTCGAGCCAGCGGTCTCCCCAGCGCGGCGGCCGGCCGCCTCGGAGGCCTTGTCCATCTGGCCGGACATAGCCTTGTTGAGCTTCTCCACTTCGCGGCGCGTGTCGCGCTGCACGTTGCGGAAGGAGGGGACGACCTGCAGGAAGATCCGGCCCGCCGAGTAGCGACGACCTGCAGCCACCGGGGTCTCCTAGTCGTCGGCTGGGAACTGGTGCGGGAGCATCCGCCGGACCAGTATGTCATGCTCCTCCTGCCGCAGCCGGAGCTTGGCTCGCTCCATGGCGGTCTGCGGACGCAGCGCCGGCCTGGGCGGCTTGATGCTCTTGCTGCCGGCGCCCTTAGCTGTGACGTAGGCGACGTTGTTGACCGCGTCGAGCACGCGGGTGAGGGCGTCGACCTCCGGCGACCAGGTCTTCACCTGCGGGCCCTTGGGTGGCTCCACGCGGTCGCCGCGTTCCTTGGCGCGCTTCTGGGCGCGCAGGATCATCATGGCGTGCTCGATGTCCTCCGAGATCATCTGGTGGTACCAGGTGTCCTGGGGGAGGTGGTCGATCAGGTTGAGGAGCTTCCGCCACTGGCGACTTCGCCACAGTCCACCCAGATCAAACATCGGGTAGACCGTGGCGAAGTCGGCCTCGAGCGCCTGGTGATACTTGCGGAGGACGTAGATCAGGCGCGTGCGTTTCCCGGGTTCCCGAGACCGTAGTGGGCCTGGTAGGCCTCCCACAGGGCACGGAACTTCCAGCCCGGGATCGACTGCTTGAGGATGTGCTCGCGATCCTCGTCGGTGGTGCAGTTCTCGATGAAGTCCTCGGGGGAGTCGAGCTCGGCGAGCACCTGCCAGTCAAGCTCGGCGGCGTCGGTGAAGACGATGCGGCGGCCGCCGATGACACTGGCGAACTCGTCGTACCTGTCCTCACGCTCGAGGGTGTCGAGGTTGAGGGCGACCTTGTTGTCGCCCTTGCTGATGGAGCTCACGGAGCCACCGGCGCGCGTGCGGGGCTTGCGAGGGGTACCTGTTGGCATGTCGATCCTGCTTCCTGTGCGGGCGGGGTGGATCTACCGGACTGGGGTCAGGCCGGGGGAGTGACGGTGGCGGGGGTCTTCTCCCCGCCGGTGCCGGCGGTGCCGCCGGCCTGGGCCTGTGCCTTGGCGCTGCCGGCCTTCTTGCTGCCACGAGCGACGCGCTGGCGCGGTTCTGGCTTCGGCTGAGCCGAACCGGCGTTGGACCGGCTCGGGAGCTTCTCGACGAAGCCGTCGAACTCGGCCGCGACCTGCTCGGCCACCGTGGTGACACGACGCTCATCGCCGTGGACGTTCTTGAGGGTCTTGGGCTGGAACTCCGACATGTCGTTCTCCTGGTTCAGGTGGCGGGAGGCCCGGTGCGACCATCCCCGCCCGAGCATAGCCGCACCGGGCCGAGTGAGGTGCGGCCCCCGCTGTGAGCCCGAAGCTCTGGCGGGGGCCGCTAGGCCGGTCAGGTGGCGGCCGGGAAGCCCATCTTGACGAGGAGGGCCTTCCAGCCCGGCCCGCCGAAGATCCAGGACTCGGAGTAACCGAGGTCAGAGTCCTCGAACCCGGTGAAGGTGACGCCCCACATGATGGGGTCGTCGCCGCCGCCGAAGGCCTGCTCGGAGAAGCCCGAGACCTTGGCGCGCGGCATGTACCGCGCGATGTAGATCTCGCCGGCGTCACCCTGGTCGACCGCGAGCGCGAGCACGCGGTAGAACCGGCTCGAGGGGCGACCCGGCTTGTTGATCTGGATCTCGCCCGAGCCCGCGGTCGGGGTGACCGCGGAGAGGTCGGCACCGGTGGACAGGCCGATGGTGCGGATGTTGGTCTCCTGGCACGCGACGGTCAGCGTGGACGAGTCCGCGGTGACGTCGGAGCGAGTCGGGGCGACCGAGCCCCAGGAGGTGATGTCCGAAGACGAGACGTCCCGGGAGAACTGGGCGCCGTCCGCGGACAGGAAGCCGAGGTCCCCCCAGGGGAGCTTCGGCGTGCCGGTTGCGGGGAGCGGCTTGAGCAGCGAGTCCGCTGCGTCGGTCAGACCGGCCAGCGTCGGCGCGTCGATGGAGGCGATGAACGCCGAGCCGTCGAGTGCCTTGCGGATGAGCTCGGTCTGCTTTTCCTTGAGGACGTCGTACTTGGTGCCAGCCACTGTGGCCTGCCTTTCGTGTCGTCAGCGACGGTTGCTGATCTGGTATGTGCCCTGGAAGCGACGGATTGCGCTGTCCTGCTGCCATTCGACCTCGGCGGCAGGGACGGCGACCGTCACCCTGTCCACCAGTACGGACCTGCCGCCTGTGCTGACACGGAAAGGATAGCCCAACAGGCGGCTCTCCAGTCCGAACGCGAGGTTACGCGCCACCGGGTAGGTGGCGGCGAAGACGTGCACGTCGACATCGGCCACACTCTCGAAGCGGTCGGTGTCGGCTCCTGGGCCGGGCTGGACCCAGACGAACGGGAGGCGGCCGACCAGCCCCGTGCTGGGGAGGTCGAGGGCCACGTTCTTGTCGAGAAGCGCGGCGGGCGCAAGTGCGCCGGCTGCCGTCAGGGCCACTCGGGAGGAGAGCACGAAATCGAGCATGACGTCGAGGGGATCCACTCGACGCGGCACGTCGTAGGCCACTTCACTCATGGAAGTCCCCCATGATCCGCCCGGCCTTGCCGAGCACTCGGAACGGCTTGTTGTACCCGCCCTGGGGGCGGTCCTCCCCAGCGGCGTCACCGATGGACTCCGAGCCGGAGCCAAACTCGATGGCCGGCGCCTGCGGGGAGGTGTTGAAGACCAGGCCGCTGACACGCGTGAGACCGTCGATCTTGACCGGCTTGCCGACCGCGGTGCCGAAACTGTCCTTGTAGCGGGGCTTGTCCTCGCGCTCGTCCTCGCTCTCTGGCGAGAGCATGCGGGCGAGGACGGCGACATCACGGCTGATCTTGTTGACCAGGCCCTGCATCCGCGGGGACATGACGAAGGCGCCGAACGGCAGGTAGGGCGAGCCCGGGTACGGCGCGGTGCGCCCGGGTGCGTCCTGCTTGTAGGTGATCCGCGTGACCGTCATGCGATCCGCCCCACGACCATCTGCACACCGAGGCGCTTGCCGCGCATGCTCCGCTGGTCGGCCGGCGTGCCGTGCAGGTGCCAGGTGTCGCCACGGAGGATGACCATGTCGGTGGCGACGAGCTCCAGGGCCTCGTCGATGACCTCCTGGTTGACCGCCGGCCGCCATGGGATCCAGACGTTGTACCCCTCGCTGATGACGGTGCCCTCGCGAGCTACCTCGGTCGAGATGCGGGGCCAGACGACGCACTGCTCGAAGATGCCCAGGGTGGTGGCCTCGCCCACGGGGTCGCCGTAGCGATCCACGTCGCCCGAGGGGCGCACGAGGATGACCTCTTCCGACCCCTTGATCGCCATCAGATCACCGGCGGCGCGTCGATGATCGTGTTGGTGAGCTCGGCGTCAGGGCCGGCGATGGGCAGCGGATCGTCAATGGTCGGGAAGTACTCAGGGTCGAGGTCACGAGTGAGCATCCCGATAGGGCTCGAGAGCGGCCAGGCGTCGTCACCGACGAGCATGTCCATCTCGACCGGCCCGCGGCTGATGCTCAGCGTCCAGAAGCCGTTGGGGTCGTCACCGGCCGCCTCGAGGACTGCCTGGCGGATCTTGGCGCACTCGATGACCTCGGCGTCGGACAGGCGCAGGCCCAGCGCGGCCTCGTCGATGACGCTGCTCGAGGGCCCGCCGGCGATGGCCGAGCGGGTCTCCTGGTCGCTGTTGTTCCAGCACCGCTTCGCGATGTTGGCCACGACGATCTTGGCGCGGCCCGGGGCGCTGCTAGCTGTCCAGGTGGGCTGCCGGCACTCGTCGATGACGAGCGTACTCGCCTGGTCGATGATCCAGTTGGCGAGGGGGTCGCCGGGGCTGATCGCGGTGTAGGAACCCTCTGCCCAGAGCGAGAGCTCGGGCACGCTGATCAGCATCATGGCGCCAGCATACAGCGAGGCCCCCGATTGCTCGGGGGCCTCGCTGCGTCGGTCCTAGACCACCGACTGGCCGGGCTTATTGTGCGCGACTCGTATCACGCGATGCTCTCCCGACTGCGCCATCTCGTGCCCCCAGCATACAGCGAGGCCCCCGGGGTCACCGGGGGCCTCGCTGATCCCGTCAGATCACGGAACGAAGGTGCCTCGCGCCCCACGGACGTTCTTGTTCGTGAGGGTGGGGTCGCCGTTGACGTCCAGCACGAGCCCGTTGGCGTCGGTCTGGTACTCGTCGTTCACCGAGGAGATCCCGGTGAAGGTCGAGATGACCGAGCGGTCGCGCAGGAAGTTCGGGTCGTAGTCGCGCAGCACGCGGAGACCGTAGCCCCGGTACGAGCGACGCGAGGAGTAGACCGCGCCCTGCGGGTTCTCCGGCGCCACGTTGGCGAGCACGAGGGCCGACGGGTGGACCGCGAAGATCTCGTTCGCCGTGAGGCGAGCGCTCTTCACGACCGTGAAGTTGCCGATCTGCGCGACCGTGGCCCGACGGAAGGCCGTGGTGGCCGCCTGCGGGTCGTAGAGGCGCAGAGCGTCGGACTTCATCAGCCACATCCAGGCGTTCGAGCCCAGGAGCAGCATCCGGTTGTCGGACGGGGTGAACTGGGCGTCGAGCAGGGCGTCCCACTCGAGGGCCTTGTGGTAGGGGTTGTCCGCGGTGGCCGCGGCCAGGGTGGTGGTCTTGAAGGGCGCGACGCGCAGCGCGGCGATGACCTTGCCCTCGAGCCGGTCGACGACCGCGGTCATCTGCGGGTCGAGCACCTCGGTGGCGAAGTTCTCGAGGTCGAGCGTGAGCTCTTCGTCGGTGATCGGCACGGCCGAGTAGGTGTGCGTGTCGAGCTTGATCGAGATCTTCGTGCGCCCGATCTTGTCCAGCACGATGGGGTTCGTGCGGGTACGCCACTCGTAGTCACGCGCCTGGGTCACGCCCGGGAGCTTGAAGGTGACCGTGTCGTCGAGGGCGCCGACGAAGTTGCCTCCGTCGTAGCGGGTGAAGACCTGGGGGAGCACCGTGGTGCGGTCCAGGGCGCCGACGGCGAGAGCCGCGTACTTCGGCGCCTTGATGTAGGTGTTCGGCACGAGATCCTCCTGAGAGAGATGGCGGATGGGGGCCGCAGGCAAGCCTCGTGCCGACGAGACCGTGCGGGTGCTACCGGTGCGTCAGTCGCGCCCGTGCACCTTGTCGTAGAGCTTTCCGGGATCCAGATTCTCGTCTGGGTCGGCCGGCTCCTGACGCTGGCGCGATGCGGTTGTGACCTTCGCTCGCTGGCTCGGGGGTGCCTGCCCCTCCTTGCCATCGTCCTGCTGCTTGCCTTCGCCACTGGCGCCGGCAAGGCCGTGCTCCTCGATGTAGGCATCGGCGTCGGCCTCGAGCTCCTCGCGGGTCGAACCCACGAGCCTCGCAGCCTGCGTCTTGGTGAGGCCCTTCTCGAGTGCGATCTCCAGACGGTCGGCGCGGAGTGCGTCCTCGGAGGAGCCCTGCCCCTTCGTGGCGACCTTCGCCGGTGCGTCCTTCAACCGCTCGTTCTCCTTGCGAAGCCGCTCGACCTCGCTCAGATCCTTCTCCTCGAACTCGATGACCTTCGTCTTGAGCTCGTCCCGCTCGGTGATCGCAGCGTCCCGGGACTCGGTCAACTGCTCCTTGTCCCTGTGGAGGTTGTAGATGAGCTTGGCCGCCTTCTCGGCGTCAAACTCCTCGTCCTTCCACGGACGCTTCCAATCCTCGAACTTCGGTAGTGCCATGGTTTGGCCTCCTGGGCCATCAGTGCTCGGCACCTCGCCGCGCGCTTGATGGGAATCGTAGCACCGCGGGTCACGCAACCCGCGACGGTTGACCTGCATCTAGGCCGCGCTGTCGCTTCTCCCACTGCGAACGGAAGTTCCTGGCGAGCCCACGGTTCGAGCCGTCGATGGCCTCGGCCGACAACGCCGACCACTGCTCGCGGTAGAAGAGGGTCTCCTCGGGGAGCTCGCGCGAGTAGATCGGACGCAGGTGGCACCGGCAGGAGTCGTGGACCTTAGCCGTCCCCGGGCCGACGAACTCGGCGTCGGAGGCGTCGAAGTTGCCCTCCTTCCAGTCGATGCGGCTGGCGAGCATCGCGCAGAAGGCGCACACCCGGTCATCCTGGGCCGTGACACGCACCCAGCCCCGGGCGCGTCGGTCCTTCTCGACGTACTGGCGAACCGTGTCACGGGCCCCGTTCTGGGCGTGCCGGATGCCGGCACCCATGACACCGGCTGCGGTCTTGCGCTGTGCGATATTCCGCTCGGCGATCCCACGCGCGCTCTCGGGGTCAGACTGGACCTCGGCGACGCGCTGCCGACCAGCAACCGGGCCCATCACAGCCAGCGAGCGGCGGATCTGCTCGAGGTTCGGCGGCGGCCCGGCGTCGACGGGAACCAGGGGGCCGGCGGCCTCAAGGCTTTGTAGCGACCGCAGGTAGATAACGCTCTGGTCGGTCGCCCGGGCGTGGTGGAAGACGACGTCGCCGGTGGCGAGCTCGAGGAAGGCCCGCTGGGACTCGGTCACCGACAGGTCGACGGCGGCGTAGCGGCGCCGGAGCTTGGCCGCCAGGAGGGCGGCGTTGCGTACCTGGGCCGCGCGGTAGGCGGCGGTTAGTCGGTCACCTGGTAGCGCTGCCATCAGTTCTTCTTCCCGTCACCGTCCCAGTCGGGGCCGTAGCCGCCCATGATGCGGTTCCTGCGCTTTCGCTCGTCCTCGCTCAGGTTGTCCCCGCCTGGGGCGGCGCTCCCGAGAAAGGGGGCAGCGCCCCACCGGCGGCGCCGGCGTCGGCAGCCCCCAGTTCGAGCTCCTGCATGAGCATTGCCTCGGCGCGCTGCTCCTCGAGGATCCGCTTGGCGTCCTCGGAGTCCTTCGTCGTCCAGCCCGGGATCCGCTCCCACAGAAGCTCGAACGGCACACCAAGCATCTGCGCCAGCTTGCCGAGGGCGTCGGCCGACTGTGCCAGTGAGCGGGACTCGGTGTCCTTCCACTGCACCTGGGACTCGAAGTCCTTGGCCTCCTCGGTCATGCCCATCATGTGGGCGCCCAGGCGCATCGTCTGCTCCCAGGACTCCCCGAAGAGGTGCTTGCGCTCGTCGACCTTGCGCATCAGGCCCGCCTGGGCCTCCACGAGACCTTCGGCCGAGACGTTGGGGCTCAGGCCGAGCAGGTGGTGCGGTGGGGTCTGCGTGACAGCCGCGAGGTCGCGGATGTCGGCGTCGCGGGCCTTGATGTACCCGTCGAGGTCGGTCGGGTCGAGCGTGCCGAACTTCGTCTGGTGATCAGGGCTGATCAGCAGGTCCTCGACACGCAGGGCCATCGCCTCGAGGCGCGCCTTCTCCTCGGTGCTCGGCTTGGCCATGCCGGCGATGTACCGCACGCGCCAGGCGCCGAAACGCTGCACGACAAGCCGGTCGAAGGTGTCCTGGTCGATCCGGCTCGCGAGCGGGATGAACGGGGCGATGTCGGAGCGCGAAGCACCCTCGAGGTCGAGGTTGTTGGCGAAGCGCACGATGGGCGGCACTCCAGCGCTGTGCCGGTCGAAGGTGATGTACTCCCAGTGCTCTTCGCCGGCGATGTCGCCACAGATGAGGCTGTGGGTGACCTCGTCGTCAGTGAGCCAGACGCGCCAGCCCTCCTCACCGTTGACGAGTTCCTTCTCGGCCTCGATGGCGAACATCGGGTACTCATCGACCGAAGCGTCCGCGTAGAAGGCGGCCATCCGCATCGCGCTGATGCCACGGAACTGGACGAGCTTGTCCCCAGTAAGGGGCTGGGTACCCTCGACGGCCTTGATGAAGGCGAGGCCGTGGCCGATGGCACCGCGGTGGACAGCGATCTGACGCGCATCCATGCCGTTCGGCTGCCAGAGCTTCTTCCACACCGCGGAATCCTCGCGGCCCTTGCGGGGCCGGTGGCCCTCGACGTAGAGGGACTGAGCCACGGCGGTAGTGACCAGGCCGAGCCATGGGGTCGCGGCGCGCGCCTCGAGCTCGTCGTACTCCTTGGTGGTGTCCTTGGGGCGTGTCGGGTGCTCGTTGTCGCCGCGAATCCAGTCGTCGGCCACGATGGCTTCGTTGCGCTGCTCGAGGAACTCCTTGAAGTGCTCGCGCGCCAGGGCGATGGCGTCGGACTGCTTACCCATGATGCTCCTGTCGCGGCGTGTGGTGACGGGCCAATCGTAGCCGGGTCACCACCGACCCTCCGTGTACTGGTCGGGACTCATACCGCTCCACTTGCCCCAGAGCTCGGCTGGACCCTTCTCCGGCTCCTCGAGACCGACGTTGGTCATCATACGGCGGACCATGCGGGCGCCGACGGCTGCGACAGCTAGGTCGATCTTCTTCTCGGCCTCGCGCGCGCCCTTCCAAAGACTGACGCCGTACTTCGTCGGGTACTTCTTCGCGTTGCGCAGGTGCTGCACAAGGGCGGGGTGGCCGTCGATCTGGAAGTCGGGCTCGAACTCCTCGATGTCGTTCAGGTGCTCGGCCTCGCCGACGAAGCGCTCGGCGGCCGCGACAAACTCGGCCTGGTGTAACGGCGAGGTCATGTCCCACATGACGGCATGCTGGCGGTTGCCTGTCTTGGTCGCCCAGATCTGAAGCTGGTCCTTGTAGCGCTGGTGCCAGCGGTCGAAGAGGCCGTCCCAGTACCGGGTGGAGTCCTCGTCGTCGAGTGCGTGGGAGGGGTCACCGAAGAAGGCGACGACGTTGAAACGGCCCTTGATGTCACGCTCGGACCAGCCGGCGCACTCGATGACGCGGGCGTCGACCTCTTCACGCGGCACGAGCCAGTGCTTGCCGCGCTCGCCGCGTGGCCGCTGCCAGACGCCGAGGGTGAAGACGTAGCCGTCGTCGAGCCGGCACCCCACGAGTGCCGTGGCGTCGTCGGACTTCGAGCCGTCGAAGAACATCGCCACGGGGTCCTCGGGGAGGACGAGTTGCCAACCAGCCCGCAGGTCGTCGTTCCCGATCTCGGCCCGGTACTGCTTCGCGAGTGGGTGCACCAGGCGGCCGCCGACTAGGCCGGCGTCGAGCCATGCATCCTCGGCGTTGACGATCTGGTTGTAGTAGAAGCGCCGGCTCTGGGAGACCGGGTTCACCTCGTCGAAGATCTCCCCGAGGATCGACTCGACGTCGAGCCACCAGGCGTCGCCGCGCACCGAGTCGACCACAGCGCCGACGTAGGCGCGGGTCTCCTCGTCGGTGGGCATGCTGCCGTCGGGCTTGCGCGGGAGGCGCATGTAGGCGTCCTCGTGCGCCTCGACGGAGTCGTAGAGCACGCCGGTCTTGACGTTCAGGCCGTCGCGCTCGTTCTCCCATGCCTCGCGCTCGCGCTGGCCGACGGAGTCCTGGGAGGGCTCGTAGGCGTTCGTGATCGAGATGGTGCGCGCAGCGCCACCCTTGGACTTCGCGGTGTTACGACCGATCACGGCGGCCATCTCGTGGCCCTCGTTGTTGGCCTTCCAGTGGTGGGTCTCGTTCTTGATCACCAGCGACGGGCGAGCCCCCTCGAGGGTGGCCGGGGCGCTCGTGACAGCTTCGATGGTCCGGCCACCGTGGTACGCGTAGATGACCTCTTTTCCGATGTCGATCCCGTGCTGCTGCTTGCAGGCCTCGGTGAACAGCGTCGGAAAGATCTTCATCGTGTTCTTGGTCTGCTCCTTGGAGACCGCGGCGATCTGGATCCAGGCCTTCGGGTTCGGCTTGGCCAGCGGGTCACCGCGCCGGAGCTCGAGGTCGGAGCGGTCCTTGGCGAGCCAGCCGGCGAAGCGGCAGGGGCCCACGAACTCGACCGCCGCGATGACCGCCACCAGTGGGTCCTTGCCCCAACCCTTGAGGCGCTGGAAGACGCCCTTGCGGTAGACGAACCGGCCACGCTCGTCGACGGCGTACCACCACAGGAGCAGACGCTTCTGCTCGAACGTGAGGACGAACGGGGCGCCCTCGTCGTTGAGGAGGTTGGCCTCAACCCAGCGGATGATCTGCCACCCGAGGGTGTGCTCGGGCTGGACGAAGTTGCCGGTCTTCTCGTCGATCTGCCAGGTGGGCCCGTAGTGCACCGGCTCGGGGATGTCGAGATAGAACTGGAAGTCGCGGATGTTCTCCCACGTCATGCGGTCGGTGCGCTCTTCGACCGCGGTGCTCATCCCGTGATCCTCTCCCAGGGCGGGTTCGCGCCGCAACGCTGCAGGCGGTGCTTGAGGAGGTGGCGCATCTGCCCGGCCTTGGGGTGGCCGTCGAACGAGGGGAACTCGACGATCAGGTCGCTGTCGCGGAGCACCAGGCCGGAGAAGGCCGACGGCGAACTCGGGATCAGCACATCCGCCAGAGCCAAGCCGGCGACCTTGCGGTACTCCTCACCCTCGTACGGTGTGCCGGCGAGGATGACGACCATCACGATCCCCGCCCCCAGGCGTTCGCGGCGCGGTCGATCTTGCCGGCGACTTCGTCGGCGCAGCGGCGCAGCACGTCCTCGATGATCTCCGGCGAGAGCTCCGACTCGAGCTCGTAGCCGACGTTGCCCTGGCCATCCACGGTGATGATCAGCACACCCGCGGCCGTCTCCGGCAGCGGGCTCGTGACCTTCTTCTTCCCCTTGCCCACTACTTCTTCCCACCGTCGATGGCGAAGAGCGAGGCGCGGTCGGCAACGACCTCGGGCATGGCCTTGACCGCCTCCGCGACCGCGTCACGGCGCTGGATCTCCAGGCGCAGGCGCCGGCGGTCGCCGTCGGTGAGCAGGAGCACGCCGAAGACCTTGGAGTAGGCCGACAGGGACGCACCCTTGAGCGGGATCGTGTCCTTGACAACCTTGCCGTCCTCGGTGATGCCGACGACCTGCTCGCCGAGGTCGCGACTCAGGGACTCGCAGACGAGCTCGAGCACAGCCCAGTCCGAGGGCTCGTAGAAGCGGATGAAGGCGCTCTCGGTGACGCTCTTCCACAGGGTCTTCGCGATAGCGTGCCAGCCGCTGTCGTCCGGCGTGGGGATCTCGACGGTCCCCTCGACCTCGAGCTCCTCGGCCTCGGTCGACTCACCGGCCTCAGTGCGGTCGTTGCGCCGGCGACGCTCCTCGCTGCGCTTGGGAATGGGTCCGGTGACGGCCATGTCGACTCCTGTGCTCGGGGCGAGGGCCTGCCTCGCCGGTGGAACGATCATAGGGGACGACGAGGCCCCCGCCGGTTCGACGGGGGCCTCGGTCGTGCGTCCGGTCAGTGACTGACAGCGCAGGTATCGCCGGCCGCGGTGTAGATCCGAATCGTGTGGATGGCATGGTTGGGCACGTTCACCCAGATCGTCGAGTTGGCGTAGTTCTTGCCGACCCCGTCGAAATAGGCACGGACCCAGTTGGTGTACCACGACGGCTTGTAGGCCGTGATCTTGTACGACGCCGAGGTGCTCGACTGCTGCGACACGGACGACGTGACGTGGCCACGGTTTCCCGCCCAGCAGGCCTTCGTGGACGACGCCTTGTAGCTCAGGATCGGGGCAGCGACCAGCGTGTCGAGCGCGGGAGCGGCGACAGGAGCGGACGAGACGAACGAGCCGGCGGGGAAGCCCATGGCCTTGGCCTGGGCGAACTGGGCGGCCGTCGGGGCGGCCGGCGCTGCGGTGGCCGCTGGAGCGCCGCCTCCGAGGAGAACGGCGAGGACGAGGG